GAGAAACCCCCCGCAATGCGAGTTTGTTATCCAATCATGGGATACGGCTTTTATGAAGAATCAAAGAGCCGACTTTTCTGCTTGCACAACGTGGGGTGTTTTTTATTTAGAAGATGATGACGGAATGCTAGCACCTAATCTAATACTCTTAGATGCGTATCAAGAAAGGCTAGAGTTTCCTGAGTTAAAGAAAATGGCTATGGAGAAGTACAAAGCCTATACACCTGATGCGTTTATAGTAGAAGCTAAAGCAGCAGGTATGCCTTTAATCTTTGAGTTAAGGGCAATGGGAATACCTGTACAAGAATACACTCCTAGCCGAGGTAACGATAAGATATCAAGAGTGAATGCAGTATCTGATCTATTTGCTTCTGGTGTGGTTTGGGCTCCAGAAACTCGTTGGGCTGAAGAAACAATAGAACAATTTGCTGGATTTCCAAATATGGAGCATGACGATTTAGTTGATAGCACTACGCAAGCTCTGTTAAGATTCAGACAAGGTGGTTTTGTTTCATTGTATTCTGACGAAGAAGATGAACCTTTGGAACATAATCGTACTGCAAATTATTATTAGGATATTAAATGGCAATAGAAAGACAACCCGCTACACCTGTAGATGGTCTTATTGAACAAGACCCAGAGGAAGCAGATATAACTATAGCAATAGAAGACCCTGAGTCAGTAGCTATTGAGACTGAAGATGGGGGCATGATTATAGATTTTGATCCTAATGCTATGGAAGTAGGGGATCAAGGATTTGATTCTAACCTAGCAGACTTCATGGATGATGATATTCTAATGGAATTAGGTAACGAACTAGTTAGTGCATATAACGGAGACAAAGACTCTCGTGTTGATTGGGAAGAAACTTATACTAAAGGACTAGATCAACTAGGATTAAAGATAGAAGAAAGAACACAACCTTGGGCTGGTGCTTGTGGAGTATTTCACCCAATGCTCTCAGAAGCCGTTATTCGTTTCCAGTCACAATCAATTACGGAGATGTTTCCAGCTCAAGGACCTGTGAGAACTAAGATTGTTGGCAAGATAACTGACGAAAAAACAAAACAAGCACAGAGAGTACAAGACTACTTAAATTATCTACTGACACATCAAATGTCAGAGTACAGAACTGAAACAGAAAAGATGTTGTTTTCATTACCTCTTGCTGGTTCAGCCTTTCGTAAAGTTTACTTTGATCCTAGCTTAGACAGACCAAGTTCTATATTTGTACCAGCAGAAGATGTTGTAGTTAATTATGGTGCTAGTGATTTAGAAACTTGTGAACGTGCTACCCATGTAATGCGTAAGTCTTCTAATGCTGTTAGAAAAATGCAGGTCAATGGATTTTATAGAGATATAGAACTACCTGCTGGATCACAGAATACATCTGATATAACTAAAAAGTATAACGATATAACAGGCGAACAAGATACTTATAACTACGATCAAAGCCATACTATATTAGAAATGCAAGTAGATTTAGACCTAGAAGGGTTTGAAGATACTAATAGTCAAGGCGAACAAACAGGTATAGCTATACCTTATGTTGTAACAATAGATTACCCAAGTGGAATTATATTAAGTATTCGTAGGAACTATTATGAAGATGATGCAAACAAAATTAGAAGAATGCACTTTGTTCATTATCAATACCTACCAGGTTTAGGATTTTATGGATTTGGTTTGATACATATGGTTGGTGGTTTAGCTAAATCAGCCACATCTATACTTAGACAACTTGTAGATGCAGGAACATTATCTAATCTCCCTGGTGGATTAAAAGCTAGAGGACTCAGAATTAAAGGTGACGATACTCCTATAATGCCTGGAGAGTTTAGAGATGTAGATGTTCCAGGTGGTGCTATAAGAGACAATATTACTTTCTTACCATACAAAGAACCATCAGGAACTTTATATCAATTGCTACAAAACATAGTAGAAGAAGGAAGAAGGTTTGCCAGCATATCTGATATGAAGATATCTGACATGAATAACCAAGCACCCGTAGGAACTACACTTGCTTTACTAGAACGTAATCAAAAGGTTATGAGTGCAGTACAAGCTAGACTTCATGCCTCTATGAGAAAAGAGTTTGATATCTTAGTGGGTATAGTTAAAGACTTTACAGAACCTGCATATCCATACGAAATGGATGAAGAAGAATTTATTAAGGGTTCAGACTTTGATAATAGAGTAGAACTACACAGACAAATGCTTGAAGTATTAGGTATAGAAGATGTAGATGCTATTGTTCCTGATACAGATGATATTAAAGCAGTTGATCCTGTAACAGCAGTACAAAACTTAATTAATGGTAAACCTGTTAAAGCGTTTATGGAACAAGACCATGAGGCTCACATAGCTACAGTAGCTTCTGCTCAAGAGAATCCTGAAATAATGGAAGTAGTACAGAAAAGTCCAAAAGCTCCTACTATTCTTGCAGCAGCTTCTGACTATGTTAATCAACATCTTACAATGCAGTTTAGAAAACAAGTTGAAGAAGAGATGGGTGTTGAGCTTCCACCAGAAGGTGAGCCTTTACCAGCAGATGTTGAAAAGCGTATATCAGCCCTTGTAGCTGAAGCAGCACAAAGAGTTCTTGGTACATCACAACAAAGAGCTGAACAGGAAAGAATTGAACAACAAAGGCAAGACCCACTTATTCAAATGAAAGAAAGAGAAGTGGCTATTAAAGAAGGTGAGTTACAACGTAAATCACAAGAGGGTCAAGCCAAGATTCAACTAGAAGCAGCGAAAGCAGCCAATAGAGATGAAATAGAACGTGAAAGAATATCTACACAAGCAGAAATAGCTGGAGCTAGAATAGGTCAGCAAACTGCTAGCGATTTGCTAGAAAATGCTCAAGATGATAAAAAACAAGCATTAGAAGAATATAAACTTGGTCTTGACATGGCAAAAGAAGTAGTGAAAGATATCACTACGAATGAATAATGATATCACACAGCTATCACTCTCAGAACATCTGAAGATAAAGCTGCGTGGTATGATGAATGAACACGCTGATCATATAGCTTCTGGAGCTTGTAAGAACTTTGACGAGTATCAGAAGATGACTGGTGTTATCGAGGGTTTAGCCCTTGCAGAGCGAGAACTTTTAGATTATGTCGAAAAGGTTCTTACAGAATAGGAACTCGACTCCTTAAGTCGTGCAAATAATATGAGTAAAGCAGAAGTAAAAATACCAGAACCAGAAAGCGTAAAAGCACCTGATATAAGCAAAGAAACTAAGTCTCAGTTACCAGAACCCGCAGGTTGGAGAATATTAGTAGCTATGCCTAAAGCAGAAGAAAAGACTGATGGCGGTATTGTTAAAGCTTCCCAAACTATAAAAGACGAAGAAGTGAGTAATATTTGCGGATACGTTATGAAGTTAGGACCTGAATGCTATAACGACACTAAAAGGTTTCCAAGTGGACCTTGGTGTAAAGTTGGCGATTGGGTAATCTTTCGTGGTTACTCAGGCACTCGCATGAAAATGTATGGACAAGAGTTTCGTTTAATTAATGACGATACTGTGGAAGCAGTAGTTGATGATCCTACAGGAGTAGTTAGAGCATGAGTAATACCGAAATAATAAACGAAGAACCAAA